CCTGAGCCTAAGCCAACCGTAATAGAAATATTATATCTGTCTTTCCATTCAGTAGGTCGTACAGGAACAAACTGATTGTTTAATTGTATAATTCTTTCTCTGTCTTGATACTTAACAATTAATTCAAAAATTCGTTTGAACAAATCTTTTACACCTGTTTCTGCAAAAATTCTAGCAATTAACTCCATTCGCATTTGTGTTTGCGACATAAGAGTATTAATACCAGTAGCTGTTTTATTTAATGCGTCTGCATCTAATCCTTGAGAATATCTTGTAACACCAGTTCTAGTTTCTCTAACTGTATCTAGGTATTCCAACATAGGAAATGCTTGTTGCGAAATCGTTTGAGATTGCATTGGCATCATTACTTGAGATGGAGGTTGCTTCGTTCTAACCACACCACCTGGTCTTGATGTTAGTAGGTCATCCAAATTGACCATACCATCCATAATCGCTACTCTGTTGTTGTTAGTTAAATACATATTGTCTAACAACTGACGCATCACCGTAGATTTAATTAACTGAACATCTTCTACTAACTCTGCAACACTTCTTCCATAGAATCGGTGTGGCATAGGAATAGGAGTTAAAGAACAGAAAGGAACAAAGTCCACAGCTTGATTATCTAAAATTTGATAACCTGAATCACCTGCAACAGTTACTTTTCTTAACTCTGCAATACCATCTCCATCATAATCTACCTTGACATAACATTCATACAGTTCAATGCTCTCTGTAGAATTGTCAGGAGTTTGGTCAAAAGGATATTCGTCTATATCTCCAAATCTAGTAAGTCTTTCATTATTGTATAAAACAATCTGGGTAGCAGGTAAATCATTTACGATTTCTTTGTCATAACCCATTTCAATTAATTGTGATCTTGTTTTAATAGTTCTGTGAGCTACAAAGTTTGCGTCCTCAATAGATTTTGCGGTTCTTTCAATTAAAAATTCTTCAGGCGGAACATTTTCAATTTTTACTTTTCCACCTTTTTTAACTCTACGAATAACTACATTATACAAACTAGGGATAGGAGGGTTTTGCAATAAAGATACATCCGCACCTTGAGCAACCGCCATTTCTTTCATTTGCTCTATTTGTTTTTTTGCTAGTTCGTCTTCAAAAGATTCTTCTTCTACAATGGTTACATTGTCGTCTGCTACTAATAATTGGTATTCGTCTTCAGATAAATTTTTGTATGTTTCTTGTTCAGAAGTTTCAGACTCATCCCAATAAATTTTAACAATTCCATTTTTTTCTAATAACGCATCTTTGAACCAAGCATATAAAATTTTAAAACCATCATTGTCTTTATTAAAAACATAATTTACATAATTCGTTGCTTGTTCGGCAAGGGGAACGTCTTCTGCTTTGACAGGGTCGCATTTAACCGTTTGATCGGATGCAGTAAAAATTCTAATGAGGTTTGGCAAAATGGTTTCAATAGTGTCTGCTACATCCGTAGAAACAACCTGGCTTCTTCCATCAATCTCTGTGCCTAACTTATCGCCTAAATAATACTCTAGTGATTTTTTTCTTTGGTTGGATAATGCTCCACCTAAAAATCCTAAAGAGTTATTAATTTCACTATTAATAATAAATCGTAATTCTGTATCTGAAATTTTTGCCATAGTTTAAATTATATAATTTGTATTTACTGGTATTTCTTTTTTCCAATCCGTTGCCTGAACACCGTAACCGACTATGCCTGTTCTAAAAGCATCAGCACAATGCGAAGCAAAATTGTGTAAAGGTTTATTTCTAAAACATTGATTCTTTTCATCCCATCGTTTCTGATAGGCTTTCATAGCTTCAATGCCTTTACCACATTTGTTTTTATCAAACAAACAATTCGGCAAAGCCTTTCGTACTGCTTCTATCCCATCTTCAATAGATAGTTTCGGAGCAATCTCAAAAGCTATACCTAATTCTAATGCACTTTCAAGCCTTGATTTTCCATACGCACCTAGTTCCCTAACTTTAATATCATGGGGTGCAATATGTTTGGAGTATTCGTAAGGTTTGGCATCAATGACATTTGCGTAATGATCTAAACCTTCTCCAGCAGCTTCATAGTAATCTATTAACCTAATTTCATTTCTGTATCGTTGAGCAAACCAAATAACTGTTTGGTCGTTCATTCCTAAATCCCACCAGGTTTCTACATCTAGGGATTCATCATACAAATCATCGGTAATCTTATTTTCTTTTTCTAGCCTTTCAATAATAGCTCCGTAGTAAGAACCGGTTATTGCTGCTTGAAAGCTACATTCAAATTCTTGATCGTATAAGTCCTCTGACATCATTTGCCTTGCAGACCTTAATTCTTCTTCGTCTAATATCTTAGTTTCCGATGCTTTAAATATTGCTGCGTACCAATCCTTTTCTCCTTTGGCTTGGCAATATAGGTCATAGAAGTAATTTCTTCCTTTGGGTGTACCAATGAAAACACACCAACCTTTTCTATCCGCTAAAGCAGGACGTATAATTTCTGGAAATAAACTAGGACTAATACTTTGGGTTTCGTCAAAGACACAACCGTCTAATGCAATACCCCTTAGAGCCTGGTCATTTTCACCACCAAGAATAGTAATACGACTACCATTGGGAAAGTCGCATCGTAGTTCAGATTCATTAAACTTAGTTCCAGGTATTTTTCCAGCATATGTTTTTATGTAATCCCATGCTGTTGCCTTACCTTGTTTAAAAGTAGGACTTAAGAAAGCATATCTTGAGCTTGGGTTGGGGTTTAGCAAAGCCTCCCTAATCATATGGTTAATACACATGACTGTTTTACCAGCTCTACGATGTAATACTAAAACACTAAATCGGTGCTTAGAGATATTTTCATGCAAAAATTTTTGTAATTCTCTAGGCTTGTATGGAATCTCAATTGTCGCCATTTGTAAAACAAACCCCCCCTATTTTAATTGAGGGTTCTATTGTGTGGTATCAATTGTTGTATGCCTAAATCTACTGCCATGTATTTAGCAAATACATCAGCTTCTTGTAAGTTATTAAAACCATAGAATTTAACAATGACCTGTTTCTTTTCAGGTTTCACATAAACTATTGCTGAATAGTCTTTGTCCATTACATCATCAAATTCATCCATATCTATTTCTTAAACTGTTTGTCAGCTTCTTCAAGCCATTTCTCTTTGCTAATCACTTCACCTTTTTGGTTTCGGTAAATAACTCCTGAGTTGCTGTCAGTAGGATAAGCTCCCTGTTTTTGCATGGATTTAAAATTGTCTGTATAGAATTTGTTTATTTTGCTTGAGGTCATATTGGTTTCCTTTGTTTATTTGTGTGTGAGTCCTAACGTAAATAGCGATGCGTCAATTTTAGCTTTGGGGTGTGGGTCGCTACAAAACCCCCCACTTTGAGTTTTGATAATTCAACTATTGCTAGAGCTATTACTAGTAATCAACTGTGAATTGTTACCGATAATTTATCGTTATTGACAACAACCATTAAGTGAGCCTGGTTCTATTGTAATTGGTTCAGTAAATACCGGATAGAATACCTTTTAATCGCTCAAATTGTACTGATTTTTTAATAATTAAACAATTTATGGTGTTTATATCGTTCATGTGTCGGATTATGTTTATATTTTGCATAATTCTACAAAACAACCAACAAAACCAACAACTATTTTAATCCTGCCATTTTACCTGAATTAAATTATCACCGTTTTTAATGTTCAATTGCTTTTCTTTTCCGTAGTTTTGAGCTGCTAATCGTTCAGCTTTCCACTTTGCAAGATCAACTGAAGCCTTTACAAGATGAGTCATAGCCAGATCACCTTTTTTATATCTTGTTTCCTCTATTGTATCATTTAATAACTTTTCAGCATCATTTAAAATAAACTCTATTCCATCAGACTTTGCTTTTGCATATGCGTTTGCAAGTTCAGGATATTTATTTAACCAATCTCTAAAAGTACTCCAGGCTGGACGTCCAGGCTTTTCCAAAGTTTTACGAATAGACAAACCAGCTGCCAAGTCTTCTAATATCTCTTTTATAAGAGTCTTATTATATTTAGTCTTACGACCTAATTTGTTCGTTTTTTGTTCTATTATTTCTGTGCTCATAATTATTTTATATTTATTTAATTTTATCTATTGACAATTGATTTACACTTTAATAATTTAAACTTAACGAAAGGATAAAAAA